TTATCGAGGCCGCCTAGCGTCATCCCAGCACGCCTCAAGATATGGTTCGATTTCAGTCCAAAGTACATGCAGAGATTGGCGGTCCGGCATGTGCTGGAAGGAGTGCATGTAGTCGTTCAGGGTTGCGTACTGGAGCAGCATGTCGGCCTGCGACTTCTCACGGAAGCGGCGAAGTGCAGCGTCATGCTCACCCGCGCTTAGGCGGCCATGCGCCCGCATGTGACGCAGGCACGTGAGGGCGTTCTTGTGCGTCTCCCGCACCTCCGGGAGCTGATGGCGCTTCGTATAAGCACGCGTGCTGAGTTCGAAGAAGACCCGAAATAGCGAGGCGGCAGCTATCGGGCTCTTTCCGGTTTCGATCTGCCGAAGCTCTCGAAGGACCTCGCGCGCCTTCCAATAGTTCTCCGGGAAGTCCGGCTTGAAGCGCGGTCGGACCACGGACTTTCGGTCGTAGTCCGCCTTCACAGTGGCGCGGCCGCGCTTCGGCGGCTTGGACTCCCCCTCGTCCTCCTCCGAGCCACCATCATCGGACTCTCCGCCGCGAGCCGTATCGCCCGGGCGCTCATCCGGCTTTTGCTGGCGGCCGCCGTCGCCGCCCGCTCCTTTGCCCGCTCCGCCAGTGCTAGTCGGCTCCGGCGCGAGGAGGCCTGCGTCCCTCAATACCTCGTCGATGTAGCGGTTCTGAGCGTCTTCTTCGAAAACGTCGTTAACGTCCCTCGACCCGCCGGGAGCGAAGTCATGGACAATTCGCTCAACGACGCGCACGGCAGCATCTTCAGGGATGGCGAGCTCGATCGATTTACCCAAGTCTTTGAAGCCAAGGCGCTCGAGACGCTTCTTGTTCAGAAAGCGATGGATCGTGGATATCGGAAACTGGTCATCTACATCGATGCCCTGGTCCTCCGCCCACATCAACAGCAGGCCAGCTAGGCGATAATCAGACTGTGCCTGGTGCCCCAGCAAGAAAATCGTCCGCAACAAGGTGTCCCACGTCAGCTGCCCGGCACCGTCCTGGCCGCCGGCATGGCGGGCGAACACTTCCTTGAGGAGCGCGTCCTTCTTCGTCGAAGAGAGAACGTCTACCGACTTCGGGATGGGTACGGCTGCAGACGCCGCGACGGCGGCAAATTGGGATGCGATTGCTGGCTTGCCCGCCAGCGCCGGATTGTTCAGCAATTTCAAGGCGGTTATGCGGCGGTTCCCATCCCACACGACGTACTTTCGACCCTTCGGCTCGACCAGAATGGGAGCCGTGGATAGTCCGCTCGCTGCGATGTCCTTCGCTAGGGCTAGCATTTGCTTAGGCTTCCGCAGCAGCCGAGCAATGCAGTCTGGCTCGTCGTGACCTGCCCGGATGCGAGGATTCTTTGTATCGAGTTCCAGCTTGCCCAACGGGACCGCCGGTACGAGCTTGAATGCCTTCCGCGTCATGTGCCGCCCCCCTTTGGGCCGCATACTAGCAGCGGGGCCTTTACAATGCTGAATCCCTCAGGCGAGCTTTAGGGCCGGCTCTACCGAGGCTTGGCAGCCGAGCCCGCCCAAACGGCAGTCCATGCAGGCCCTGACGCCGGAGCCGCGGCCACCGGCGATCAACCGCCCCTACCCGCCGCCCCTCCAGTTGTTCCAAGGCATGGTCGCGATCTTCTCGGCGACCTCGCGCCGCAGCCGCTCCTCGTGCCGGGTCGCCCATAGCTCGCAGCCGCGCCGGCCTGCTTCGAGGCTGCTGCAGTCGCGGCGGGGGCGCTTGGACAAGGGGTCGCGCTGCATCTCCAGCACGGCGAACCACCCCCCGTCGACCTTGTCTATGAGGTACGCCACGGGAACGCCGTCCAGGTGCAGCCCGTCGTCGACGGTGGACAGGTGGCAGCGGCGCTTCCAGGTGAAGTCGGCGGGGAGCATGCTCGGGATGCTACGCCGCCGCCTCGGTCCAGTCCGGCACGAACGCCGGCCGGCCGCCCCGAAGCGCGGCCGCCCGCCGGCGCAGCGCCGTCGCTGACGCACACCGGCGCGCCCGGTCCCGCCAGTCCCCGCCGACGTCCAGCTCCAGTTCCAGTGCCTGCTGCTCGAGCTCGCGAGTCTTCTCTAACCTGTTCATGTGCCCAGCATGGGGCGTCAGGATCTCACGCCCCGAGACGGGCCCCGGTGTACCCTCCGCCCCATGTGCTATTCCGCCCAAGTCCACGCCGAGTGGAAGCAGTTCCAGCGCGAGTTCGGGGCCGTCATGGACCTGAACCAATACATCAAGACGTTCTGGTGGGACCAAGGCCGGAGCCCGCTCAAGGCGGTCGGAATGGCCCCGCGCGCCACCCTCCGGGAACTGAAGGCGATCGGCCCGCCCGACCTGCGGGAGAACCTCGAGCAGGCCGAGGCGGCCGCGATAGCGGCTCTGGAGGAGGAGCTCTTCGCCTTGCGCCGGCGCGTCGGCGATGCCCAGCGCGCCCTGCAGGTGAAGGTGACGAAGAAGGCCCAAGAGGACGTGCGCATCGGCACGAACAAGGGCAAGGCCGCGCGCCGGCGCCTGGACGCACTGAAGCGGCCCGAGCTGGTGCCCGAGGACAGCCGCATCTACCCCGGCATGTACTGCCCGGTGATGGTCTGGGAGAACGGCCAGCGCGTGCTGAAGCCCATGCGCTACCAGTGCCGCCCCTGCGGTAAGCCGGCCCTGTACGACAGGAAGTACCCCGGGACCTACAACGCGAGGCGGGACAACCTGGAGGGCTTCTGGGCCGGCCAGTTCGGGGTTAGCCACGGAATCATGGTCGCCGACCGGTTCTACGAGCACGTCGAGATCGACGGTGAAAACCGAATCCTGGAGTTCGAACCACGCACTGGCGAGCCCATGCTGGTGGCCTGCCTCTGGTCCCACTGGACCGACCCGGCCGGCAAGGAGCCGGACCTGCTCAGCTTCGCCGCCATCACCGACGACCCGGAGCCCGAAGTGGCCGCCGCCGGCCACGACCGCACCATCATCAACATCAAGCCCGAGCAACTCGACGCCTGGCTCAACCCCACGCCCGGCGACCTCGCCAGCCTCTACCGCATCTTCGACGACAAGCGGCACCCGTACTACGAGCACCGCCAGGCCGCCTGAGGCGAGTCCACGCCACGACGACACCGCCAGGCGGACCCTATCGGCATGGCCACCCCCGAACCCGCAGCCCTCACCCGGGCCGAAATCGAACTACGCCTCGAGCAGATCAGGGCCGAGCTGCCGGCCCTGCAGCGGAACATGGACACGTTCTTCCGCGCGTTCGAGGACCGCACCGATCGGCTGTGCGGCGACGCGGCGCCCGAGGACCAGGCCTACGTCCTGGATCGGCTCCAGGAGATGGTGGAGCGTGCCGGCGTCAACGGCTGAGCTCTGGGCTCCCCTGCCCCGCGCGTTCTACCAGCGCCACCCGGTGGACGTCGCGCCCGAGTTGCTGAACAAGATTCTGGTCCGGGACGATGGTCGCGCCGCGCGCATCGTGGAGGTCGAGGCCTACGCCGGCAGCGGGGACCCGGCCGCCCACTCCTATCGCGGCCGCACCGCGCGGACGGCGACCATGTTCGGCCCGGCTGGCCACCTGTACGTCTACTTCACCTACGGCATGCACTGGGGCTCGAACGCCGTGTGCGGGCCGGAGGGCGAAGGCTGGGGCGTTCTGCTGCGAGCCGCCGAGCCGCTCGCCGGGATCGAGGCAATGCGGGCCGCTCGTCCTGCCGCCCGACGCGATCGCGACCTGGCCAGCGGGCCCGGCCGCCTTTCCCAGGCGTTCGGCATCACGCGGGCGCTGGACGGCGCCGACATCGTCACCCGGGATCGCGGCATTGGCATCGTGAGCGACGGGGTTCCTCCTCCGACCGCGCCCGCCGTCGGTCCGCGAGTAGGCATCAGCCGGGCCACGGAGTTTCCCTGGCGCTGGCATGTACCGGAACACCCCCACGTCTCGGCACGAGGGTCACGGGCCCGGCGCTAACGGAGCCAGCTGCCCCGTCGAGGGGGAATCGACGGGGCGCGCACGGGGTGAGGGTGCCTGGACTCCAAGGGTCGGCGCCGCGCGGTGCTGGCTAGGCCACTATCCAGCGGCGGACCGCGCCGTGCCCTCAGGATTTGCCCCTAAGAAGTGTCAGAAACTACTTACCCCTTGGAGCCTCGAGGGTCGCTACTCCGCGGGTAGGTGCGCTCTTCCTGATAGCGACCATCTTCCTTCTGGATCTTGACCGAACCACCTTTGTCACCGAGGACGTCGCTCAAGGCGCCGCCCTTGGTCGCATCGGCTTTGGTGTCGAATGATGCCTTGGTGCGCCCGGTGTCGTCGTTCTTGAGGTCCCAGCGGTCCTTGCTTTCGTTTTTGGTCAGTGTGTACTTCGGCAGATCGCTCATACCTGATTCTCCTGCGGACGTTGCGTATTGGGCCCAAGCGCCCTTCTGGCCCTGGAAAATGCGCCGTTCCTTGGGAAATGTGAAGTCTGTTGCAGTTCTATGGGACCGGTGAGAATGCGCGGCTCCCCGCCGATCTGCGACGCATCGCCATCGAGGGCCGCCCGAGCAGCGGCACCACGGCTTACAAACTGCCAGGCGGCGTGAAACTGGTCCCCGAGTAGGCGCACCCGAGCCCCCTCCTGACCCGCATCTGCTTGGCGCTGAAAGGGACGCCGGTGATGCCCGCAGCATGAGGACCGATGCGGACCGGGTCAGTCGAGGTGTGAAGCGGGGTGGCCGTGGCGCGGATCAGCGCGGCCGAGCCGTTGACCGCGACCCAAAACTGACCGCTGGCATTGCGGTACCACGCGAAATGGGCCTCGGCTCCCTTCACGATGCCAGCACCCACCGGCCATTCGTTGCTGCCACCCTGCAAATGAATGTAGAGCCCGAGGTTAGCCGCGCTCGGACCGGTGCCGGCATACCAGGACCAGCCGCTCGACCACTTCGAGACGATACCCGCCTCGCGCGTGGTGCCGCTGGCGATGGTCCCGATCATTTCGATGCAGAACTCGTCAGCACCGAAATTCCAGTCGGCGTGGTCCGGGGTCGTGAAGTAATCGGTGGTGTTGGGCGCCATCACCAGCTGACCGCTTGAAACGCCAGAGCCGCCGTTCGGCGTCCAGATCTTGCCGGTGTCATCGGTCAAGGTCTGGCCGTTAGGCATGGCGGTGAAGTCCAGGCGCGAGATCAGTCGGACGCCCTGCAGCGGCAGCAACCCACCGTGAGCTGCCAAGAGACTCATGCAGCTGTGCCCTTCATCGAATAGTCCCAGCGACTGCCTGCGTTGAGTGTGGTCCAGTGGGAGACCGTGCGCGCATTTGCGCTGGGCTGAATCGCGGTGTCGCTGCCGACGATCGCCTTCGCAGCGCCCGGGAGGGTCACCACGCGGCCGCCGGTGCCGTCTTGGACAAAGTGAATCGTCACCGATGCCGCTGGCGGCACGTTGGAAAAAGCCAGCGTTGCAGCGGCCTGGAGGTTCACCAAGAAGTAATCGCCCTGGCTGCAGTCGATCGTCAGTGTCCCGGCGGAAGCATGGCCTATCGTTGTGACGATCGCACGCCGGATCCGGCGCGGCGTCATCCAACCATCCTCGCGGGCGCCCTCAGGATCGGTCAGCCCTGGGATGCGCTCGAGATCGGGAGCCGTGACCTCGGCGCCGTTGTCAAATCTGATGTTGGCCATGCCTATCCCTCGTATACGTTGCCGTCTTGATCGGCGTAGGTTTGGTCGCTCTCGTCCACGTAAGGCTCCAATGGCGAGAGCAAGAATGCGAGCGTGTGGGCAGCAGGTTTCCAGCTCTCCAGACCATCCCGAACGGCCCAGACCTCGATACGCAGCGTGCCGTTGCCGGAAGGCGTGTGCGCGGCGGCCGTGCCCGCGATTCCTGTCTCTTCATGGTCCAGCACGCCGTTGAGAATCCACCGAACCGTGTAAGTCGTGCCGATCTCTGGGCCGAACCCCTCAGCGAGGGCATCGATCAGGGCGGCCTCCTGTGCCAGCCGATCACGATGCGACCACGTGACCTCAGTCGTGGCCAACGCGCCTACTGGATAGCTCTCCCCGTTCACTTCCAGCTTGCCCGGCGCGTAGGGCCGGGACGCCCTGGAAGCCATGATGACGCTGGAAACGGGCGCCAGGTAGAGCTCCAGAATGTCGCTCCCCATCCGGGTCTGTGCCTTGGCATCGATCTGCTGACCAGCCGAGCGGACTTCAGGGTCCATAACGCCATAGGCGTCGTAGAACCAGATGCGCTCGCCGGCGGCGTGCTCAGTAGGCGGCGTGTCCACGACACCACGTCCCAGCGTTACCGTGAGCGACATGACGTCCAACGCGTCGACACGGCACAGCTCGTCTCCCCACAGCGCGGCGGTACCAAGCTCCACGCCCTCAAGCCCCGAAGGGGCCGCCAGCGTGAAGTCGACCCGGAGCAGGCCGCCTGCAGGCCCGCCGGTCAACGAAGCTTCCACCACGGTGGCGGTCGGGCAGAAGCTGCCAGGCTGAGCTTCCTCAAAGCCGCCGCCATCGACCTGTGTCTGCAGCAGAAAGTCCACCGCGGCCGGCGCCGCGGCGGCCACGGCGAGCACATAGCCCTGCGTAGGCGACAGGTACGCAAGATCGGCGTCACTTAACACTTGGAACAGTTCGCTGTAGGGCGATTCGAACAGCGCCTGAGAAGGAACCGGCACCGCAGTCGTCGGGATCTCGGGGGCCGTGCCTGGCTCGCCTACGACGTAGGTGGTGTCCGGCATGCTAGCCACGTCCTGCACTGCGGTGATCCGCAGGGCGCCGCTGCGCAACGTCCCGCGGTCAACCTCGCCCAGCACGCACACCATGTCGGCGATGCCCTTCTTGGGCGCCTGCAGCCGGAACTTGCGGCCCTTGCGCCAGCTGTAAGGTGCGCGCGTGGTGGACGCCGTGATCCGCTCCAGCGGCGTGGACCGAACGCGCAGATCACGGGCGCCTACCCGAAGCGCGAGGGTCTCGTTGAGGATCTCGCGGAAGGTGCGCACTTCCCCGTTGACCGAGCCGAACGCCTGGATCGCACCCAACGCCTGTAGCGGCGCAGTGGAGCGGTTCTCCTTCTTCAGCGGGTCGAACCACTCCACGACCACCTGGTTGACCGCCTCGTCCAGCACGGCTGGCTGGCGCTCGAACTCCAGGATGTCGTCGTCGGTGAGCACCGGCAGGTCATCGACGCCGATGTCGTCGCGGATCAGGTCCAGGTGCCACAGACCCGTGGTGGGGTCGCGCGAGAGCTGTGCGCCGATCAGGTCGCACAGGCGCTGCTGGAACTGCTCGATGGTCTCAGAAGAGGCGTCGAACTCTGTTCCGATGCCGAACCCTTCCGCATGCAGCCGATCGGCCGCCGCGCGCCACCCGGAATCGTCGATCAGCGCAGCCGGCTCGCCGTCCATCTCACGCGCCACGAGGCTGTCATAGAGCACGTGCGCCGCGTTCATGCCAACCAGGTATCGCTGCCGATGCACACGCAGCGAAAGGCCGCCGCGATTGTCGGGAGGGTACGGGTCATAGAGCCAGAACCGATAGCTCGAAGCTCCGGAAAGATTGATGGGCAGGTTGGCCTGTGCTGCAGCGAAGGCTCCTGCTGCGCTGGTGTGGAAGGTCTGGTTGTAGGCCGTGGTGCCTGTGTCGGTTGTAACCCAGAAGGCAGGCAACCACACGTGGCCCGGCGCGGGGGGCGGCGTCGGCGTCGTCGAGTCGTCGGATCCCCAGCCTGACCATGCGGTATAGGTCAGCCCCTCGGGCATCGTGACAAGCAGCAGATCCTGCGGGCCAACATCGTTGAGGACGTAGGCATTGGCGCCACTACCGTCTGCGTCACTCCCTTTCAGGGCAATTTCGCTGATCAATAGCTCCAGCGGACCATAGCCTACTGGCACCTCCGCCTTCTCGGGATACCAGCACTCGTCGTTGTCCCAGCCTTCGCGGGTGCGCGAGACCAGGAACGCGGGCGATTTGAAGTAGGGGCTGTTGCCCCAGCGGCCGCCCTGGAACACGACCGAGGCGCGGCCGCGGTAGGCGCTTTGTTCGGGGGCGAGGTTGGCGGCGAGGTAGGCGCTGGGCTCCTGGTCGGCGTCACCGAACTTGAACTCGAACACGCCTTCGATGCCGCCCTCGCTGTCCTCGCCGCCCCACAGGTTGAGGCGGGAAATGAAGAGGTTGGAGGACTCGCCCAGCTCGCCGGACCACACCTCCTTGTCGCCGGCGCGGATGGCCAGCACGCTGTCGATGGGGCCGCGGCACAGCATGAAGTGGAAGATGCGCTTGTACCAGTAGCCGACGGTCTGCCACTTGGTCTTCAGGGTGAGCGACTTGCCGGCCTTCTTGCGGATGGCCACGGTGCCCATCGGCTTGTCGCCGATCACGACCGGATCGGAGATCCACACCGGGCCGTAGATGCGTTTGAGGGTGGCGCCGTCTTCGACGCGGGCGACCTCGATTTTCTGCGGCTTGGCGCTCTGCGGCTTGGGCGCCAAGGCGTAGGCGACCAGCAGCGACACCACGAACACGATCGCGTAGACGATCCAGTCGGCGATCGCCTTGATCGGCTCCCCCGCCACAGGCGGCCGCTGCATCTGCTGCAGCGACGCCCACGCGCTCCACACCGCCGCCACCAGCAGCCCCAGCGCCAGCACGATGCGCGCCACCAGCCCTTCGCGCGTGTCCAGGTACCAGTAGCGGCAGCGCCACGAGGCGACGTACCAGAGGCGGCGCAAGCCGGTGCGGCGAGGGTTGGTCATACGGCGCGGGTTCCGTCGAAGGCGGATTTGCCGGGCATGCACAGGCAGCCGCCGTAGTTCTTGTTGTTGTCGCGGGCGGTGCAACCGGCCCAGTTGTGCGGGCAGCCGGGCCAGGCCTTGAGGCTGGTCACCTCGCCCAGGTCGGCCGCGCCGTAGTCCAGCGTCAGGGTCAGGCCGGAGGCGGCGCGGATGGTGCGCGTCTCGACGATGCCGTCGGCGCGCTCCCACTGCACGAATCCACCCGGCCACTCGATGCCGTCGTCGCGCTCGAACTCGGCCGCGGTCAGGGTGAGGCCGTCCACGTCGGTGACGGTGGCCTCCACCTCCCACGCGTCCGGGTCGAGGTTGCACTGGCCGATACCCTGCGAGTACACCGGCCGGTCGCAGGCGCGCTGGATGCGCGGCGCGCCGCCCACCCACGCGCCCTTGGCCGCGCGGCTGGGCGAGCACACCAGCTCCAGCAGCGTGCCGTTGCACTTGGGCTGCAGCACCTTGCCGGTCCAGTCGATGATGACCTCGGCGTCCGGGTCGTCCGCGTGGTAGGTCATGCAGTCCACGTAGACCGGGTCGCTGGGCGGGTACGGGAGCCAGTTGCGGCCCAGGTCCTGCGTCGGCGGCAGTTCGATCGCGCCCGGGTCGGTGAGGAACGGCAGCTTGATCGTCACGTTGTTCTTCGCCCGCTCCCCGCTCTCGCGGATCGCCGTGCGGCTGATGCCCGGCGCGGACAGGTACACGTGCTCGCCCACGGTGACGTCGCGGTCGGCCGTGGTGAACCGCCACACCCGGTTCTGCCGGGTGAAGGCGAACAGCTGAACGGGGCGGCCGAGGAAGCGGGAGAGTTCGCGGAGGTTAAAGCCCATCGCGCAGCCCTCGGAAGCTCAGTTGCGCGCTGGCGGTGCCGTGCGACCACCAGCGCAGCACGACGGCGTCGGCCTCCTGGCGCACCGGCACCAGGAACGACACCAGCGCCACCTGCGCGGCGGTGAAGCCGGTGCCGATGGCCGCGTCGAGGGTCAGGCGCTCGACGTCGTCGCCCACGGCCGTGGCGGCGGTGATGCGGCGATACAGCACGGTGCCGCTGCGCAGCTGGATGCGCAGGTCACGCCGCCCCTGGGCCAGCGGCCAGGCGGACAGGCCGGTCCAGCCCACGTCCAGCGTGGTGGCGCCGTTGGACACGTTGGCCACCACCTGCAGGTCGCCGGCCAGCGAGGGCAGCCAGATGGGGCAGCGCCGGCCGTCCAGCGCATACAGGAGGCTGCGGAAGGCCGCGGCCTGCTCCATGGAGAGCAGCGTGTAGTTGCGCATGGCCAGGCCGCGCGGCCCGCCCTGCGGGTCGAAGCGCGCCGGCGGCGCAGTGCCGTTGTCCTCCTCCACGAACTGGCGCTCCGGCGTCCAGGCGGGGTCATCGCCCCAGTCGGGCGCGACCTCCAGCACGGGCACGTCGCGGTACTCCGCGGCGCCGGCGGTCGCCGGCCAGTCCACCGGTTCCTCGAACAGGAAGCGCACCTGGTACGGCACCGCATCGGACGTGAACCGGGACAGCGACGGCATCCCGTCCAGCCGCGCCAGCGCCACGGGCAGCACTGCGGTGCCTGCCGGCCAATCGCGCACCGTGGGCTCGGCGAGGGTCAGCGCGTCGCTGGCCACCTCGTCCACATCCACCAGCTCGTAGTCGCGCGGGGTGGCGCCCAGCAGCAGCGCCCGGCCGCCGGCCCGGTAGTGGCGCCAGCGCGTGTCCACGGGCACGGCGGTGGCGCCCGCGGCCAGCGGTTCCGGCAGCGCGCCCCGGTCCATCGGGAACGGCACCCACCACCGGCCGGCGCCGTTGGCGTGCAACAGGTGCTCCAGGTGCCGGCGCGCGGCGCCCTCCTCCAGGCCGCTGAACTCCAGCGTGGTGCGCGGCGACAGGCGCAGGCCGCGGCGCTGCTCCACGCCGTTCTCGGCCGGTAGCACGTCGGTCAGGGCGTCGAGCTGCTCGACGATCTCGCCGCCGCAGGCGAAGGTCCACGCCACGGGATCAGCCACGATGCAGGCCATCCCAGTTGTTGCGGACGTGCGCCATCACGACGTCCTCGCCTGCCTTGCCTGCCAGCGCATCGGCCACGGCGTTGTCGCCGATGGCCACCACGACCGAAGGCGGCGCGCTGCTGCCGCCACCGGCGCCGCCGTTGGCCCGGTGCCGCGGGTCGTTGCGGGTCAGCACCTCTTCGCCGCGCTGCAGGACGGCGGGCACTTCGTCCGGGCCCAGGCCGGCGATGCCGCCGGTGTGGTAGCGCGGGGCTGCGCCGAACAGCCAGGCAGGCAGCTGCCGACGCACGCCCGGCTGGCCGGCGATGCCGCCGGTGTGGTGGACGCCGGCGCTCATGCCGGCCGCGGTGGCCTTGCCGAGGCCCGGATAGATGGCGTCCAGCAGCTGCAGGACCAGGTACGTGGCCAGCGCCCGGGCGGCGATCTGCGCCATCGCTAGGGCAAAGCCGCGCACGAAGTCGCGCAGCGCCTCGCCGGCCGACTTGGATCCGTCCACCAGGTCCATGAACAGGTTGGTGACCGATTCGATGGCCGCGTCGGAGACCTGCTGGCGGAACCGCTGCATCGACGAGGCGACGGTGCCGATGTTGCCGTCCAGCTGGTTGAGGAACGCCAGCACCTTCTGCGCCTCGGGGCTGTCGGCCGCGAGCATTCCCATGAAGTCGACGGCGGCCTGGCGCAGCTCCAGCAACTGCTGCATGGCACCGGCCCGTGCTTCCTTGACCTGCCGCTCGCCCTCGATGATGCCCAGCAACCCAGCTTCTTGCTGCGCCGCGACGGACTGTTCCTTCGCCTGCAGGTTGGCCAGCACCCGCGTCATCTTCTCGTCGAACTCGCCCAGCTGCGACTTGGCCACTTCGGCGTCGATGTGCAGGCGGATGGTGCGCACGTCCTCCTCGCGGCCATTGGCCTGCAGGGTGACGATGCGCTCCTTGAACTCCTCCTCCAGCCGGGCGCGGACCGCACGGGCCAGTTGCCCCTCGCGCTCCAGGCGCGACACGTACATGTCGCCGGCGGCCTTGTCCAGCTCCTCGATTGCCTTTTTCTCCTCACGGGCGCTGGCCGTGGCGATCTCCGCGCGATCGCGCTGCAGCTTGACGATGGTTTCCTCGATCCGCTGGCGGGCCTCGCCCTTGTCGGCAGCGGCCAACTGCATGCGCGCCTGCTCGATCTCCGCATCGATGGCCTGCTGCTGCAGCTGGCGGCGGGCCTGGTAATACCCGGTGATGCCGATTTCGTGGGCGGCATACATCCGGTCCAGGTCGCGCAGCTGACGCTCGATGGAGTCGCGCAGCAGCGCGTTGGAGCCGGTGATGCGCTCGCCGGTGGTTTCCACGCCGGTCGCTGCGTTCTCCGTCGACTGTTCGATCGCGCGCTCCAGTTCGGCGATCTGGCGCTGCCATTCCGCGAGTTGCTGCAGCGCCTGGTCCTGCATATTCTGGGCGCGCGACACTTCCGGGTCCGCGTTGCCCATGCGCGCACGCGGCATGCCCATGGGGCCGCCACCGCCGATGTCGGTGCCGATGGCCTGGGACTTGTACTTGGCCTCCTGCAGCGCGGCCGAGGCGGCTTTCAGCGTATCGATTGCCTGCTGCCGCTTGGCCTTGGCGTCCTCCAACGCCGCTTCCTTGCTCTGCAGGGCCATGTTCTTGTTGGCCTCGAGCGCCTTGGTGTGCTCCTCCGCGGCACGCTTGGCTTCGGTGGTGCGCTGGTACAGCAGGTAGATGCCGGCGGCCAGGGCGGCGATGGCCAGGCCGATGGGGCCACCGATCAGGGCCAGCGCGCCTCGCAGCGTGGTGGCCGCGGCGACCGAGGCCATGATCGAAACGCGCAAAGCGACGAACCGGGCAATGAGCGCGGGGATCGCCGCGGCGCCCGCCAACGCCAGACGGGTGCCGATCAATACGACCAGCACGTCCAGGTGCTGGATGATCTGGCCGAGGATGGCCACCAGGGGATCGAGATAGCGCGGCAGGTTCTGGGCCAGCGTGGTCAGTGCCGCGGCGAGCTTGCGGCTGATCCCATGCGCCTGGTCCACCTTGCCCACGTAGTCCAACAGGTTGTTGCGCAGCACGGTCCAGGCGTCGGCCATGGTGCGCGGCATCGCCTCGAACTCGCGCGCCACCAGCTGGGCCTGGGTGGCCAGCGCCTTGAGCACCTGGTCGTTGGTGAGCTTGCCTTCCTTGGCCATGGCGCGCAGTTGGCCGACTCCGACGCCCAGGCCGGCGGCCACCGCCTCGGCCAGGCGAGGCGTCTGCTCGAGGACTGAATTCAACTCCTCGCCGCGGAGCTGGCCCGAAGCGAGCGCCTGGCCGAACTGGGTGATTGCAGCATCGGCCGCGCCCTGCGAGGCGAACGACAGGCGAATGGCCTGGTTGACCGTGCGGGTCAGGTCGAGCAGCTTCTCCTGGCTCAGGCCCATGCTGCGCGTGCTGCGCTCCATGCGGGCGTAGAGGTCCGTAGTGCCGGCCAGGCTGGTGCGGGTTTCGTTGGCCAGCTGCAGCAGGCGCTGGTAGTCGCCGCTGGCGGCGCTGATGCGACCGCGGATCTGCGTGGCCTCGTCGGCCATGGCGCCCAGGATGCTGGCGCCGCGCAGCGACAGGTACGCACCGGCCAGGGCCACCACCTCCTGCCGGATGCGCCGCAATCCCTGCACTGCCGCGTTGTTGGTCAGCGATGGCAGGGCCGCATCGGCCTGCTTGCGCACGCCCGCCAGCTCTCCACGCAGCACGCCGAGGCCCTGCTTGATGTCAGCCAGGTCGGCGGAGATTCGGACGCGCAGGCTTGCAGGGTTAGCCATCGAGGGTCTTCAGGAATTTCTCGAAGTTGCTCTTGTCGTACTGCGCGGCCCGCATGACGGTTGCGAGGTCGCGCAGGCGACGCCGGTGTTGGCGCTCGGCCGCGGCGGTGAACAGGCGCACCTGCGCGAACGTCATCTGCCACACGTCCGCGCGGGCGTGCCCCTGGTCGATCAGGAACTGGGCGGTGTCGACCCAGCCCCAGGCTTGCCTGCCCGGAGCCGTGCGCCCAGCCGATCGATGGCCGGCCGCAGGCGCTGGTCGAAAAAATCGCGATTCGCCCCGTAAACGGCAGCGAACAGGTCCAGCACCTCGTCCAGCTCTGCCGACTCGATGAAGGCCGCCTCGCGCCCGGTGGCCAGGGCCAGCACCTGCGGCACTTCCTGCCGGTGCTTGCGCACCAGCTCGAAGAAGAAGCCGAGGTCGTCGGCCGAGGCGTTGCCCAGCGCGGTCAGGCTTTCGATCAGCGGCGAGGCCACGGCCAGGATGTCCAGCAGCTGGCCGAAGCGGAGCGGCCGGATCTCCAGCCGCTCCCCCGCGAACGCCACCACGCCCACCGCGGCGCCGGACAGCGCCTGCGCTTCGTTGGTCATGCGCTCAGTCCTCGAACTCGACGGTGAAGTACTGGCTCACGCCCGGGCCGGTCTTGGCGCTGTCGGACAGCAGCGAGCCGTTGACCTGGCCGGCGCCGTACTCCTCGCCGATCACGGCCATCTCCTGCAGCACGCCGCCGGAGACCTTGTGCAGCACGATGCGGGTGCGCTTGCCGCTGCGCGCCTCGTTGAGGCCGATGAACACCAGCTCGTACTGCTTGTTCGAGGCCACCAGCGCCTCGACCTTCTTCTGGGCGACGTAGGCGTACGTGACCTTGATGTTGGCGGCGCCACCGGTCACTGCGGAGATGGTGCTGCTGGCCGGGATGTAGAGCACGCCGTCGCGCAGCTCGTAGTCGGTGCCGGCGGCGTAGGTCACCGAGTCGGCCATGTTGGTCACCTCGGTGATGGAGGTGGCCAGCTTGGCCAGATTGACGTAGCCGCCCTTGTAGGCGACCACTTCCTCGTCGGTGGCGGTGCCGGCGGAGATGGTGCTAGCGCTGCTGCGCAGGCCGATGGCGAAGTTTTCGGCGCTGAAGTCGTGGAACGTGTAGCTCAGGTCCACGCCGGTGAGGCGGCGCACTTCGCTGCGCTTGTTGCCGCCGGGCTGGGTGTAGTCCAGCAGGTTCTTGACGTCCTCCTGCGGGGACAGGGTGAGCGCAGAGCAGTTGCCCAGCGACAGCAGCGGTGCGGCGGCGCCGTACTCGCGGACCAGGATCGAGCCGCTACCGAGGTAGCTGTGGTCGGTGGAAGGGATCATGGCGGGGTCCTCGTGTCAGCGGATGGGGATGTTTCCGGTCACCACCACCACCACGGCCACCCAGCCATCGGCCGCAGCTGCGGCGTCTGGCGAGGCGGACTGGTAGAGGGGAAACTGGTACCCGGTGGGGAAGCGGTACTGCTGGTCGGCCAGCGCCAGCTCGATGTCCTGGGCGATGGCATCGACGACGGCCTGGGCCTCGGTGAAGGTGGCGGGCACCTTGGCGACGATGTTCACGGTGGTGGCGCGGTGCGTGCGCGCGACGGCGGCATCGGTGGCGCGCGCCTGGCCCTCCCAGACCACCGTGACGAAAGCGGCGTCGCCGGCGACCTTGGGCGCAGGCTCCAGGGTGACCAGGGCGCCGGCGTCGGTGTTGTAGCCGTTGCCCTTGGTGATGCGGCGCAGGCAGTCGGCGATGTGGCCCAGGTAGACCTTGCGCGGGCTGTCAGCCATGGGCCACTTCCTGCACCCACCAGGCGCTGGCGCTTTCGTCGTTGCGGCCGGTGCGCTGCACCAGCACGTACAAGGCGGTGACGGCGCCCGCGCTGTCGAGAATGGACACCCGCCCACCCTGCTCCGGCGCCAGCGCGGCCCGCTGGAAGGTGATGCGGGTGCGGTTGACCGACACCGGCGCAGCGTCGTCGCCGAAGTCCTCGACGTTGTGGTCGACCAGAACGGTGCACGCGACCGGAACCGGCGCCGCAGGCGGCTCGTCCGGGCTGTCCGGGTCGTGCGCAGCGATCTGCGCGAGCAGCTGCACCTGGGCCGGCGTGAGGTACCGGGCGGCATCGGCCAGGCCGGCGTTGGCGAACGCGCCGAAGGCCATGGCGTCGAACTGGCGGAGGAAGGCGGCCTGGCTCATCGGCGCCCCCGGTACTTGCTGGACGCCAGCGCCTTCTCCAGCTCACGGTTGAAGTGGAACGGCATCAGCCGGTTCCACGTGCGCTCGGCCAGGCCGAAGATGTCGAAGCGCTTCTGGTAGCGGGCGCCGCGGACGAACACCAGCACGCTGCGCAGGGCACTGCCGAAGCCGGTGGTCAGGCGCTCGTAGATGCCCGGGAGCAGCTTGCCGCGGCGAGCGCGCAGGGCGAAGAACTCGCTGCCTCGCACGCCGCGCTTCGCGGCGCGGTTGCGGCGGCGCGCCCGGCTGGCCTCGGTCTCGTTCTGGTACGGGTCGCGACGGGCACCCAGCTGCGACAGGATCCGGTTGACCTGGCTGGCCTTGATGTTGCCGAAGGCGTCCAGCTCGGCTCCGCGGCCCGGGACGGCGAACATGCCCGCCGGCATCGCGCCCTTCGACTGCAGCAGCAGCTCGACGCCCTTCTTGCGGCGCGTTCCGCCTTCCACCTGGGGCAGCAGATACTTGGCCGGCGGCGTGCCGCCCACCGCTTCATCCCGCAGCTTGATGGTGGCGTAGAGCCGGTTCTTCGTGGCCTTCTCGTATTGCGCGGCCTTCACCGTCATCGGCGTGGGCCGATCGAACACCCGGGGCGCCGTGCGCGCCCAGACGTCGCGGATCTCCACGGCGGTGGCGTTGCAGGCCTGCATGACGGCAAACGGCAGCTGCGTGCGCTCCAGCTCGGTGAACTGGCGTCCCAGCACGTTGTCGGCGTCGACCTCGATCTTGACCAGGCTCATGGCTTGACCTCCGTGCCCTGGATCGCCTCGACCTGCTGCAGCTTCGCGTTGGCGCGCTCGAGCGCGGCGCGGCGCTGGGCGGCGACGTCGAAACACATGGCGATGGGGCCCTCGGCGATGGGCTCGCGGCGGGTCAGGCTCGACGGCACGGGCACGTACACGCGGCGCTCGACGATGACCGGCTCGGGGCGCACGGCCACGCCGGGATCCGGGTCATCGGGCTTGTGTTGGCAGCTGGCGCCGCTCAGGGCGAGCACCAGGCCGGCGGCGATCAGTAGCCGGAGAATGCCGGGCATACGGCCTCCACGTGTTGCAGCGCCTGAACGCAGTGGGCTTGCTTGACCTGTGCGGCATAGCGGGCCATGAAGGTGGACAGGGTGCGGTCGGCATCGGCGGCGCGAGCCTCGGCGGCGGCGACGGCCGCCCTGCCCTGCTGGCGCACGGTGACCAGCTGGTCCTGGGCGGCCTTGAGCTCCGTCTGCAGGGTGGCGGTGGTGAGCTCCCAGCCCTGGTTGGCGGCTTCCAGCTCGCGCACGCGGGCGCGGTTGGCGGTGTCGGCGGCGTTGCACGCGGACGCGGCGGCCTTGGACACATCGAGCGCGGCGGAGCTGGTGGTGGCCTGCACCCACCAGACTGCCGCCATGGTGGCAATGACCAGCAGCAGCACGCCGACGGCGTAGAGCAGCGGCTTGACGGTGACGCCGGCGAGCAGCGACTTCATCGGGCGCCCTCCACCAGCTGCGCTTCGCTCTCACGGCGGCCGCACAGGCCGGCCTCGAGGTTGGTGCCGCGCCACAGGCGGCACTGGCTGCGCAGCTGCAGGGCGAGGCATGCCAGGTCGCCGAGCGGGATGCAGGTGTCGCGGATGGCGCGCTTCTCGCGGTTGCGATCGCCGACCATGGAGCCGCCGCGGTTGTAGGTGTTGCCGACCAGGGCGCCGCGCGCGTCGGCCGGCAGTGCCAGCACACCTTCGCCGTAGGCGCGCACCGTCGTGCGGTGATAGACCGGCAGGGACACCTCGACGAATACCTGCTCGGCCTCACCGAACGGCACGACGATGTCGCGGAACCGGGGCAGCGCGGCGCGGGCGGCTGTGCCGGTAATGCCGGCGGTCGCAGCCAGACGCGCCACGTCCGGGTGGGCGGCCCAGTCCTGAGCGATGGTGCGGGCGCCCTGGTGGCCGCCGTCGTAGCCGATGCCCCAGGTGACGCCACTGGCGCCGCCGGGCCAGATGGGCCACTGCAGTCGGCGCGCGTAGTGCGCGGCGCTGGTGACCTCCCAGCGGACGATATGGGCTGCCGCCGCCGGCGAGACGAGCCGTGCCTCGCCTGCGGCCGGCGGCGGAACCACGGCCTGCACGGCATCGCGCACGGCGGCGATGGCCGGCGCGGCATGCTGGGCCGTCGCGGACCGTGCATCTTCGACCGCCGCGTCCGCGCGCACGGTGGCCGGGGCCGGCGTCGTCTCGACGGGCGGCAGTGCGCTGGCCGCTGGCGCCTGAACGCAGGCGGCCAGCAGCAGGATGAGGGAGGCGACGGCGGCGCGCATGGCGATCACCGGGCCGGCCAGAAGAAGACCAGGCTCAACGCGAGCGCGCCGAGCAGCTGCAGCCGATGGAACACCAGAACCCAGCGGGCGTTCGCGTCGCCGGCGAGTACGGCGCTCTGCAGCGTGTCCTCCTCCGCGCGGGTCAGGTCGCGCAGGTACAGGCGCTGGATGAGCCAGCCGCAGCCCAGCCACGCGGCGGCGTAGGCGCACAGCGCCGGCAGCTCGGCCAGCCAGGCCAGCGCATCCGGACCGACACGCACGATGCTGCCCAGCACCACGTAGCCGATGACGGCCAGCAGGACCAGGCCCGGCAGCCACAGGGTGAACTCCTGCGACTGGTAGAAGAAGGTGCGGATGCGCTTGATGAGGCTCATGGCGTCTTGGTGGCCTGTTCCACGTGGTTGATGCGCCGCTCCAGCTCGGTGATCCGCCAGATGACGCCGTTGTCCAGCTTCGCGTTGAGCAGCTGCACGTCGCCGGTGACCTTGGAAACGTCGCGCGCCTGCTCCTGCTGGGCCTTGCTCAGGTCGGCCAGCCCACTGCGGATGTCCTGCAACAGCAGGCCGCAGAGCGTGCCGAGCAGCGCCAAGAGGATGGGCACCACGAACCGGGTGATGACCTTGGCCCAGGTGCTCTCGGTGGCCTTGTCCAGATCCATGTGTTTCTCGCTCATCGCCCCTGCTCGATTACTGCGCGAAAGGCCCGCCGCCGCATGCGCCACCCGGGCATCTGCATGCGGCGGCGGCCGACATCAGCTGGTGACGGTGCCGCGGCCCGGGGTCAGCTTGACCAGCATCTCGGTCGTGCCGTTTCCGAAGGCGCCGATGGCCGCGCCGAAGCCGGTGACATCGCCGGTGGCGGCCGAGGCGATGATCACGCGGCTGGCGCTGACGTCCCAGATGAGCGCGGCCATGCCATCGGTGACCACCGCGGTGCTGAGCTTGGGCAGCGCGAACACGCCTTCGATGGCGAGCGCGATGGTGTCGCCGGTCTTGCCGCCGGTGAGGGCGACGCCCACCAGCGCGCCCTTGACGATGACGTCGCCGCTGGCGCAGTCGGCGGCGAGCACGTGGTCGACAACGCGACCATCCTGATACTGGTTTTTCATGGGTCTGCTCCGGAAGTGCGGGGAATGGCGCGTGCGAAGCCGCGGCGCGCGGGGTCAGCCCGCGCGCCGGGCGGTCAGGCGCCGGGGTTCTTGTAGATGCCGCGGTAGTCGGCGATGGCCGGGGCGGCGTCCAGGCGGACCTTCCAGGCGACGCCGTCGACGGTGAAGCCCTCTTCCTGCTCCAGGTACGGAGTCTGGTTGCCGTTGAGGTAGCCGATGACGATGCCGTCCACGAACGCCGGGTTGGCGACGCCGTACCACGCGGTGGCGCTGACATCGTCCAGGCGGCCGTCGTCGATCACGTCGAACGTGTTGCGCACGATGTTCGGCGTGGTGAGGTTCTTGCTGCCCGAGACCTCGAACTGGCTCTCGCGAACGGTGCGGGCCAGGCCACCCAGGGCCAACGGGGTGAGCAGGGCCTTCATCGGCACGCGAATGCGGTGGCCATCCGGGCCCTTCTGGCTACCCATCGCCACGCGCATGGCGTCCACGCTGGTGGTGCTGATGGCCGCGCCGGTGAGCAGGTTGCCGTGGTCGGCGTGGAACAGGGTCTTGCCGTCCGCCAGCACCGGGTTGCTGTTGATCAGGTTGAACACCGCCTTGGCGATGGTGCGGCGGGCGGCCTGGCCCAGCTTGCGCGGCACCTCGTTGAAGATGCCCAGGTCGTCGTTGATGATGGCCTGGCGGGTGATGGAGAACAGGCGGCCGTAGGTGACGATCTGCATCGCCTGCGACTGCTCGCTGAAGGTGCCGTACTTGAACTCGCCACCCTCCGGCACGACCAGCAGGTCGGAGAACGCGCCCAGCCCGACCAGGTTGGTCGGCTTGAAGTCGGGCACGCTGACCGCGCGGGTGAACTGATCGATCTGCTCCTCGGCTTCCTCGTAGCCGCGGAGGACGGCCTTGCGGCCAGCCTCGCCCAGCAGGCCCGGGAAATCGGACGAGGAGTGGGTGAACGACAGGCCCACCACCTCCATGCGGTCGCGGCCGCGGACGTCCACGCCAGCCGCCAGCACGCACTCGCGCGCCAGTTCGGACATCGTGTGGCCGCGGTACGGATTGGCGCTGTCGGCCTGGGCCGTGCCGGCGCGGGCCTCGATGGCGTTGAGCATCGCGGCGCGGGTGTTGTCGCGCTGGTCGGCGCCGGCGGTGACGACGGTGTTGCCGGCGATCGGCTGGGCGCCGGCGGCCAGCATCGCCAGGATCTGGCGACCGACGGCGTCGGCGGTCACCGCCGGGTTGGCCTCGGCGATGATGTTGTCGACGTAGGCGCGAACCTGGGCGTCGCCGAAGTGCGGCTCGGCCAGGGCGCGGATGTCGGCGTTGCGCTGGCGCAGCTGGGCCAGCGGATCGACGGCCAGCGCCGCAGCGGCGACCGGGGCGGCAGTCGGGGCCGCCGCAGCGGAGGGGGCTGCCGCAGCAGGCGCCGCGGCGGTGGCCTGGACGCCAGCCGCCGGGGCGTTCCCGGCCGTCGCGGTGACCAGCAGATCGTGGTAGCGCTGTTTCATGGTGGGATCCTCGAGTTGGCCGATTACGGCCTGCTGTGTGACCTCGGGTAGCGAGGCGAAAACGTTGGGCGAGATGCTTGCGGTGATGTGCCCGCGCAGGCAGGCGGTGACCGGCGCCGGGGCGCGGGACAGCGCCGCCACGTAGCTGCTCATGGCGACGACGCTGGCGGCCTCGGCCGACACCGGCACGGCGCCCTCTTCCAGGCGGTCGGCGAAGCCGAAGTCGACGGCCTCGGCCCCCGTGTACCAGTGGTCGCGGCCGTCGCTGAGCAGGCGCTTGATGTCGTCCTCGCGGCCGGTCTTGGCGACGTAGGCCTCGGTCATCGCACGTGCGTGCGTGTCCAGCATCTCCGCGAACTCGCGGAAGTCGGCCGCGTTGCCCATGGCAATGGTGGCTGGCGCATGCACCATGACCAGCGAGGTGGGGTAGACCACGGCCTCGTCGCAGGCCATCAGCACCAGCGAGGCGATCGACGCGGCCTGGCCGTCGACGAAGCCGACCTTGCGAGCGGCGTGCTGGCGCAGGGCGTTGTAGATGGCGATGCCATCCGGAACGACGCCGCCCTCGCTGTTGATGCGGACGTGGATGGTGGATGCCTTGATCTCGGCGATGTCGCGTGCGAGCTGGCGCGCGGAAACCGAATCGGCCCACAGAGCCGGGCCGATGGCGCCGTAGACGTAGACCTCCGCCACGTCCTCGGCCAGGGCCACGACCTTGAAGTAGCCGAAGGACGTGCCACCGCCGGCGTCGGCGAGGATGGTTCCCATGGCGTGTGCGAGCGCGGTCTTGCGCATGTCAGTCCCTCAGCATTGCGGTGATGGCAGCGGTGCGGACCGCTGCGCGGACGGGCTCGGAGTCTTCGGCCGGCGGCGCACCGCGCACCTCGCGCCAGTCATCGATCTGGCGCGCGACTTCCTCGGGGTTGTTGCCGTACTGCAGGGTGTTCTGCTGCGGCGACGTCCAGCTGCGGTCCTCGGCCTCGCCGCGGGCGTAGGCCTCCTTCAGGGGATCGATCCACGGCATGACCGGGCGGACGTAGGTGCTGGCGGCCACGTGCTTGAGCTGCCAGCCACGCGGCACGCGAATGCGGCCGGCGAGGACGGCCGCCTCGATGAAGCGCATGCGCTGCTTGCGCACGGCCATGGCGATGAAGCGCTCGGCCAGCATGAGGTAGCCGCCCCACTTCTCCACCAGCTCTTGGCGCTGCGCGGAGTAGGTGCCGTTGTAGTCCAGCGACAGGCTGCTGTAGCTGACGCCGATACCGCCAGCCGCCGCGCGCAGCTGTTCCTTGCGCCAGGTGGCGGCGTTGGGGTTGGGACGGTTGCTGGCGATCGTGCCGATGTCCTCGCCCTGCAGCAGGTCATCGAACACGATGCCGGGTGCCATGCGCAGGTTGCGATCGGCCGGCTCGGCGATGGTCATCTCACCGGCCAGGCCAGGGCCGTTGCTTTCGCCGTAGCGCTCTGGGTTGCCCTTGCGGATGAAGGCGCACATGGACGCGGCCACCTTGGCGGCGACGCGCTCGGACTCTTCGTAGTCCTTCACGTCCTCGAAGCGAGACATGGCCGAGGCGAACACCGACAGGCCGCGCACCTGGTGCAGGCGCTTGACGTTGCGGATGCCGTGCAGCACGTCGGCGGACACGCGCTTGGTCTCGGTGCTCCAGCCGACCATATCGCCGGGGTGGCGGCGGTACACGTGGTAGGCGACGGGCCGGCCCCAAGCGTTGCACTCCACGCCCTGGCGGATGTTGCGCGCGGGATCGTCCAGATCCAGCGGGATCATGTCCGGCTCGAGCATCTCGATGCTGTAGGGCACGGCGGTGCCGTGCTCGAGGTAGGCCACCGGGCCGAGCAGGTCCTGCCAGTAGGATTCGCCGTCGCGGAACCAGGTGCGCGCCAGCAGCTGTTGGCAGGCGCCGTAGTCGTGCAGCGTGGTGACCTCGGGGGCGTCCCACCAGCTGTCCCACAGGTCGTCGATCTGCGCGGCCAGGTCGCGGTTGATCGGCTGGCCCGGCAGGCGCGGGGCGGCCAGCACGTCGATGCCGGCACCGACGGTGTTCTGCACCAGCACGTTGAGGGCGTTGTCAGCCAGGTCCAGGTCGCGTTCGAGATGGCGCGCCTGGTCGCGCAGCTGGCGCGCGTCCATGCCGACGATGCTGTTGGCGCTGCCCCAGTCGCGGGCGAGCTTGCGGCTGCGCGACGGGCGGGTGACCTCGTGGGCGCGGGCGGTAACCGCGGCACGTTCCAGCACCGCGGCGGCCGCGCGCTCGGCGCGGTCCTGGGCGATGGCCACGGTCAGGCGGGTGCGGGCGGCGACGGCGGTGGTCACGTCGTGCCCCCGAAGTCGGCGTTGGCCCAGCCGGCGCGGCCGCGGCGGGCCTCCGCGTCAACCCGGGCCTGCCACTCTCGGCGTCCGGCGCGGATCTGCTCGAGGTCGGCGCGCGTGAGCTGACGATCCCCCATCCGCACGGACTGCCCGGCGAGCACCGCGGCTTCCGCCTGGGTGTAGAGGTCGAGCATTTCCTGCGCGGTCGCCATGGGTGACCATGGTCCGGATGTGGTTGTCCACGATCTAGGCAAAACCGTGGACACCGCCCCGTGTAAACAACTGATTGCAAAGGGTCAAAAAACTATTTTGTCCACGTTTTTCCCAAAACCGTGGACACCCGCTCTTTCTGGCGGCCTGGGAGGCCTCCGGGGAACAGCTTGTGCAGCAGCGAGCGGCTCACGTCGAAGTCGCGCATCACGCGCTTCACCGATGCCCCGCGCTCCAACGCGGCACGGATCTGCAACACCGGGTACTCGCGGTTGGCCGCCGGGAAATACGGCTTCTCGCCGGCGAAGCAGCGCATGATCGAATCCACGAACGGCTGGGCCATGCGCTCGCTGACGCCGACATCGCGCATCAACGCCTCGGCGATCTTCGCCCGCAGGGCCTGGCGCGCGTCCGGCTTGTCCGTCATAGGCCCCAGCCCTCGCGGGTGTCGATGCCGCGGCGGCGGCGCGGCTTGGCGGCCAAGGGCGTAGATGTTCCACGGGAATCAGAACCCTCGGTCGAAACCGGGGCGGTAGCAGCGCCGGCCGGCGATGTTCCACGGGAATCCGAACCCGCCGCCGCGCCGGCCAGAAGCCGCTCATCCAACCGATCCCAGTCCGCCTTCGTGTAGCGGTGCAGGCGCACCTCGGGGTGGTGGGTGGCGGCATAGGCGTAGACCCAGCCATCCAGCGGCTCGTTGCGGACCACGCGCTTCTCGAACCGGTTCTTGACCGGGTTGTAGATCTCCGACACCAGGCCGGGGAAGAACTCGGGCGGCAGCTCGTCGCTGAAGTGCACCAGCCGGGCCTCGGGCTGGCGCTCGGCGTCGGCGGACAGGCGGCTGTAGAGGTAGTGCTTCGCCGCGACGGTACCGACGTGGTAGATGGTGATGCCGCGCTTGTCGGTGCGGCCGCGCCAGGTGACGTCGGCCAGCTTGCCCTTGGACAGGATGGGCGCGTTGTTGGGGATGGCGCCGAAGATGCACATGGGCCGGGTGACCAGGCGCTGGCGGACGTAGTGCTTGACCGCCTCGGTGCGGTGGCCGCCGGCGTCGATGGCCACGGCCAGGGGACGCAGCAGCACGCCGTCGGCGCGCTCGATGGGGCGGTTGAGCAGGTCGGTGAGGGAGAGCCAGACGGCTTCCTCAGCCGGGTCGCCGGGCAGCTCGACGTAGTCCAGGGTCCAGGCGGCCATGCCGCGGCCCCAGCCGACGATGTGCACGGCCAGGCGGTTGTCCTGGGTGTCGACGCCGACGGTGATGGCCAGCACGCCCAGGGGTGCGGTGCGTAGGCGGTAGGGTTCGGCGCGGTCGGCGATGACGTTGTGCTTGACCGCGCGCATGGACGGGTCTTCCCACGTCTCGGCAAGGCGGTCGTTGATGAATGTCTTGAGCGCGGCCGGGTCGTTCTGGGCGTCCAGCCACTCGCGCACCAGGTCCAGCCAGCGCGGGCCAAGGCCGAACTGGTAGTACAGGCAGTTGATGGTGTAGCCGCGGATCTCCGAATCCGGGTTGCCGGCGACCCAGCGGCCGGCGGCGATCATGTCCGGCTTGTGGTGCTCGTCGATGGCAACGCCGCATTCGGCGCAGGCGTACCAGGCGTGCTTGACGTCCGGAGACCAGACCAGGCCGGACCATTGCAGGGCCTGGTAGTGGCCGCAGTGCGGGCACGGGACGTGATAGCGCCGCTGGTCGCTCTTCTCGTACAGGCGGGCGATGCGGCTGAGGCCGGCGATGCCCGGGGTGCTGATGTACAGGCGCTTGTAGGTGGTGGGGAACGAAGAGGTGCGGCCGTCGAGCATCTTGACCGGGTCGTCGCCGGTGCTGAGCTGCTGCGGGGCTTCGTCGATCTCGTCCACGCCGAGGTACTTCACGGTGGTGGACTTCAGGCGCTGCGGACTGCCCATGTGCTCGACGTAGAGCTGGCCGCCGGCGAAATCCTTGAACGCCCGCTGGTTGGCGCTGTCGCGGCTGGCGGTGCTGCTGAGCGCGCGGCGCACGGCGGCGCACACCTCGATCATCGGGTTCAACTTCTGGTTGATCCACTTGTTGAACGAGGCTTCGCCCGGCAGGGCGTACATGATCGGCGCGGGCGCGTAGTCCATCCAGTAGGCGATGGCGTTGGTGGCCAGCTGGCTCTTGCCGAACTGGATGGGGAACATGCACACCTGGTCGTGCACGGGGCTGCGCACGGACATGTTGTCCATGGGTTCGCGCAGCGGCGGGTTGCGATCGGTGACCCAGCGGCCGGGCTTGCTGCTGCCCTTGCTCGACAGCCACATGTGCTCGTCGCACCACTGGGAGACAGTGAGCGGGCGGCGCGGCTGCAGGGTGCGCGCGAGCACCTGGTTGAGGCGGACGCCGACGCTCACCGGCGCATCTCCGGCAGCGGCCCGGCGTAGTGGGTGATGGGGACGATGCGCGCGACATGGCGCCAGACGGTCTGGCCGGCGGTGGCCCACAGCACCAGCGGGCTGGTGCCGTAGCCGTAGCCGAGGTACCAGCCGGAGGCAGCGACCGGGACGGCGGCCGGCTGGATCTGCAGGTCGATGCGCGGGAGGGTGGTCACTCGCCCTCCTCCGCTGCGCGGGCGGCGGCGCGGAAGCCGCGGCTGGCCTCCTCCAGTCCGTGGTTGATCTCGTCCCACACCAGTTGCCGGCAGCGGGCTTCGTCGGTGGTGGCGGCCAGCTGCGGCGCCAGGGTGTCGGCGATGCGCTCCAGGGCGACGCGCAGGCCGGTGGCGGCCTCGGCCAGCAGGCGCTCGACGGCCGCGGCGGGCAGCAGCTGGCCGCGCACCTTGTCCAGCTCCAGGCGGGCCATCTCCGCGTCGGTCTCGGCCTTGTTGGCCAGGGCGCGGGCCTTGCGCCGGGCGTCGCTGTCCTGCGGCTCGGCGGCGGCGGCCTCGCCCTCGGGCGGGTCGTCGTCGACGTCGGCACCGGCCAGCGCCTCGCCACGGACGGCCGCGTGGCGCGCGGCGACGCCGGCCTTGGCCGGGTCGCGGGTGTCGGCGTACAGCGCCAGGGAGGCGGCACGCAGGTAGCCCTTGCCCTGCGGCGCGGGCACGACACGGCCGTGGCGCTTGAGTTCCACGATGTAGGACGGCCGGCAGCCGATGAGGCCGGCCAGCTCCTTCCCGGTGACCACGACGTCGGCGGCGGCCTCTACCACTGCCCCTCCCCTTCCATCCCTTTCGGGGCCGGGCAGAGCGAAGAGAACGCGCGCGTGCGCGAGCGTGCGGGATGTGCGGGCAGGTGTGCGGGATGCGGAATGGCCGAATCCCTTGCGGCAGTAGGCATGTGCGGGATGTGCGGGATGTGCGGGCACTCATACGCGCGGGAGGCCGAAATTCCGGCGCGATGGCAGGCGCAGGAATCCGCTTCGTGTGCGGGCGCGCACGTAGGCCATTGCCCGCACATCCCGCACATGCCTACTGCCACAAGGGTTTCAGCCTTGTTTCGGTTCCCGCACATGTCCCGCACAGGGCGCACAGCCCGCACGTCGGTGGGCGCAGGCGTCATGTCCGCCCCCGGTAGTCGTTGAGGGCGACGCGGAAGGCGAGCACCTCGTCGCCCAGCCAGGCCGTCTCGCTGCGGTCAGCCGGCGGGGCGCAGTTGCCGAGCATCAGGAACCCGTGCGGGCCGAAGGTGGTCTGGTCGATCAGGTAGCGCTTGCGCGCCTGCTCCGGGTGGGCGATGCCGCGCTTGCGCACCAGGGCGTTGACGAACTTGGGCGAGGGCGCCGGCTTGACGCCCTCGCGCGTGCACCAGAGCTTGTACAGCTCGTACCACTCCTTCGACGGCGCGGGCCGCGGCGTGATGCCGGGGATCTCCTGGTCGTAGAGCTGGTCGAGGAAGCGCAGCGGACTGTCCATGCTGAGCTGGATCAGCTCGGCCTTGGCCGCGGTCATCGGCGGGTAGGTGCCGTTGGTGAAGTCGCCCAGGTCCAGCTGCAGCAGGTAGTGGTGCAGCGCCGCGGTACCGCCGGCGGCGATCTCGGCCATGACCTCGCGGTAGAACTCCTGCGGCAGCTTCTCCGGCGTCCAGATGACGGCGTGGCGGCGGTCGTCCTCTTCGAGCACCAGCGGCATGGCCTCGTTGGAGAGGAACACGAAGTTGGCGTGGTTGTCCTCTTCGTAGGCCTGGATGTTCTTCGGGTTGATGCGGATGCGGTCGCCGGTGACCAGCGCCTTGAGCTTGTTCTTGAGGTGGTAGACCTCGGTGCGCGCGACGACCTCGTCGGCCAGCAGGAACAGCTTGCGGCTGGCCCAGTCGTTGAACTTGTCCTCGAGCGCGGCCTGGTCGAGCACGCGGCCGTAGTCACCGTAGAGCTTCATGTACTCATCGAAGAACATGTTCTTGCCGGTGCCCTGAGGGCCGTGGATCACGATGGCCGACTTCATCTTGGCGCCAGGGTGCTGCAGCGGATACGCGAGCCACTTGAGCAGCCAATCGAACAGGGCACGCTGCTGGCGCTCGGCACCGCACATGTGCCACAGCAGCGCGAGCAGCTTCTCGCAGCTGCCGGGCACGGGCGTGGTGGGCCAGCCGGCGTAGAGATTGCAGGTGATGCCGGGCTTGCGGCAGGACGGATCGAAGTCGACCTCGCGCACGCGCACCATGGCGCGGTTCGGGTGCTCCATCCATGCGCGGTGCAGCTCGCGCCGGACGCAGGCATCGCGCATGTCGCCCAAGGCGACCATCGCGTGTTCGTCGTGATCGAACACCGTGCCGCCCTGCCCGTACACCAGCGCGAAGCGGCGCAGCAGTTCGTCCAGGCTGTCGATCGGCTTGAGGGTGTCCTGCCCCGCGCCCCCGGCGGTGGGGGTGGACGCGGCGCGGTTTTCGGACGGTGCGCGCCAGGACAGCTCCGTGAGGCGGGCCTCGACCTGGTTGCGGACGACGTGCAGGCCTTCCAGCGCGTGCAGGTCGTTGAAGTCGGTGAGCTTGCGGCCGTGGTCGACGAAGCCGGCGCGGCGCGCGGGCTCGTCGGCGAACACCGGCGCGAGGGTGGCGCCCTTCGCCTCGAGCGCGGCGGCGCTGGCGCCGAGGATGCCGGCGTTCTCGGCGCGATGTTCTTCGCCGCAGCTCGGGCAGACGGCCGGGTGCTCGGCGAGCAGGACGCGGCCGCGGCAGTGGCGGCACTTCTGCAGGGAGTCGTCGTCGGCGCAGACCAGGACGCGTACGCCGCGGTAGCGCTTGGCCAGCGCCAGGGCGACGGAGGCGAGGTTGCCGGCGTCGAAGGCCACCGCGACCGGGTAGCCGGTGGCCATGTGCAACGTCGCGGCGGTGGCGTAGCCCTCGGCCAGCAGCAGGATCCACTGCGGCGTGCCGCCGATCAGGTGGAAATGACCCTTCTTGGCCAGGCCCGGCGGCCAGAACTCCTTGGCCGGCTTGCGCGTGGCCTCGGCCTGCTTGGCACTGCGCAGCAGCTGCAGGCCGTGGACCGAACCGTTCGCGTCCAGCATGGGCACGACGGCGACGCCGCTTTTGCCGTAGCGCAGGCCGAAGCCCTGGACGCCCTTGGCCGCGAGGTAGTCGGATTCGCCCTCGGGCGCGGCCTTGGTCCAGGCGCGGGCGGCGGCATCGGCGGCCTTCTGGGCCTCGGCACGGCGGGCGGCGGCGGCTTGCTTGCGGGCTTCGGCCAGGCGGTGTTTCAGCGCTTCGCGCTGCTCGGCGGTGAACTCGCTGTCGCGCTTGCGCAACTCGACCTTGACCGCGCCGTTGTCGTTGCCGTGCCAGACGCCGTAGCTGCCGACCACCAGGACATCGCCGCTGCTGGCCTGCAGCTCGTGCAGCACGTACCAGCCGCGGCGCTCGCGGTCGCCCTCGATCTTGCAGCGGACCATGCGCCCGCTGGTGTCCAGCGTGTCGACGATCAGGCCCGCGTCGCGCAGCTGGCCAAGCACATCATCGTAATTGGCCAGCATTCAGTAACTTCCCGCCGCGCTATCTACCAAGAAAACGGGGTCCGAATTACCCGCGATGGCACCTCCCAGGGAGGACCCACACCCGGCACCGTTCATGTTTGCGTTCAGGTTCAGGGAGCGGCGCCCCGCCCGCGTGCGGTTGCCCCTACCGCCCTCCCGGGGAGGCGGGGCCGCACCGTTGCTCGGAGGCGGCCTCATAGCGGCAGCACACCCTGCGCCGACCGCCGCGCTTCGTCCTCGAGGCGGCGCTGCTCCAGCTCGGCCAGCATGTCGGCCGGGGCGCGATCGGTCGGCGGATCGGCCAATGCCTGGCGGATCGCGGCCATCGCACGACGGGCCGCCTCGGTGGGCCGCGGTCCCGGGTACATCCAGCGCGTGTCCCTGATGGTGGCCATCATTCAACCGTCCACTGCTCGGCACTGGCGTTGCGCCAGGCCCGCATCCAGCGGTACGCCGTTGCCCGGCTGACGCGGTACCGCGCCATCACCCGGTCCGCAGTCAGCGGCAGGCGCAGGCCGGCCGCCCACAACGCGAACAGCATCGCCCGCTCCAGTCCGCCGGGCGGCAGTTGCGGGTTCAGGCGAGTGTTGGACATGCCCCCCCCCTACACCGCGCAGCCTCAGCCAGCGCCGCCGCCACATACCCATCCTCATCCCGGCTGTACGGCTGCGGATCAGACATGCACCCCACCCTCCGGGATCAGCGCCTGCAACCGCCGGCGCACCGACACCACCGCCGTGATCAGGTCGTCCGATTCGTCCAGCACCCGCCGCACATGCGGCAGGTCGTTGGCATCGATCCGGCCATCGGCCAGGGCCGGCGCCAGCGCCTGCATCAGCTCGCCGAAGTGCATGGCCAGTTCGGCCAGGCTGGTCGCCTCGCCCGTGCCCTCGACCTCGACGGCGCGCACCGGCAGCAGGCCACGACGCCTTGCCAGGTCGCGCTCGCACTCGCCGCGGTACGGCTCCGGCAGCGACAGCACCCACGCATCCACCAGGTCGGCCGGCAACGTCTTCAGCCCGCCGTCCATGTAGCGGCGCAGGATCTGCCCGTTGTGGCGCATCGCGCCCGCAGGGTCCGTGTCCGCCGCCTTGAACGACACCTGCCGCGCGGCCGGCGACGTCGTCGCCAGGTACCGCTCGGCCACGCCCACCGCGAACGACTGCGCGTTGGTCGCCGTCTCGTCGAACAGCCGCCGCGTGTAGCCGTACACCACCGACTGCACCGGAGGCAGAAACTGAGGCCCGGGCTTCATGCGCAGGCACCCGAATGGCGCGCAGCATGCACGCCATGAAATCGCCTGCCCCGCTGCGCTTCAGCGCCCTGCGCTACTTCGACATCCGCACTGGCAAGGCCGGCGTGGCCGCGCTCTTCTACGCACCGGTGGGTGCCCGTCTGCCGGTAGGATTGACGCGCAATCCCGCACTCACCGGAGACGGATATGGACAAGGAAGCGGCCATCAACGTGGAGACCCTGAACGTGGTCCAGCAAGCGCTTCGAGGGCTTGCGCTATCCGTCGCAGCAGCCGCGCGAGCAGACCTGCTCCAATGCGCCACGCTGCTCCAGGCCCATGCGACCTCAACACCGGACCTGCATCCGATGGCCAGAGCGATGCTGCTGGACCTGTCGGAGGGGTTCGATCACCTGGGCCGAGCTGCGCGGGGTCGAAAAGACGACGCGTAGCCCACTCCCGCAGCGCCGCCGATTCGATCACCAGCAAGCCGCCTTCGTGCTGCTTCTCAAGGCGGGCCATCTCAAGCCACCTCCGCGAAATGGACCGCCCGGCCGGCAGTACGCCGGGCGAGCAACAGGGATACCCACTGGTCGCTGGTCAGCACCAGGTCCTCGACCTCCGCGCCTTCCAGCAGCGGGGCCTCGATCAGGCAGGCAACCTCGCTATTGCTCAGCGAGGAATCGAGGGGCACGACCGTGCGGAGTGAGTGGCGGCTACGCGGCATTGGGAGCCTCCTTGGCCGGCGGCCAGATGTCAGGGCGCAGGGCTTCCAACGGCACAGCCTCGGGGCCGATCTCGGCCGTCGCAGTCGCGATGCTGCGCGCCAGGTCAGGGCTGGCCCGCTTTCCGCGCCATCTGGTGGCGATTTGCCAGAGATAGCCCGGCGAAGCACTGGTCATTTCGGCCAGTGCGGCCTTGCGTCCGGGGTCGGAAATGAATTGGAGAAGGTCCATGGCCCGCACATTTAGCCCGTGGCTAAATCCCGTTGTCAAGCTGATGCTGAAACATTGGGCTTTAGCTGGCGGCTACGCTCCCCGCATGCTCGACATCTACGGCATCCGGAAATCCAACTTCGACGCACTCGCCCAACAACTGCGCGAGTCCCGGCATAAGCCGTTGCTGGAGAAGGACGTTGCGGCCGGCCTAGACCTCACCGCCTCCCACTACAGCCAGATCAAGTCCGGTGGCACGGTCATCGGCGACGCCTTGGCCCGGAAGATCGAGACCACCATGAATCTCCCCTATGCCTGGATGGACAACATCCACCAGAAGGGAGGCGCCCAGGTCACCGAGGCTGGCGCGCCCTATGTGTCGCAGGGATTGCGAATCGACCCAGCCACCATTGCAGCCGCCTTGCGCTTGGTGCGGCTTGCCTTTCTGCACCGTGACCAGGTGATCAACCAGGAAGAGAACGGTGAGCCGCTGGCGCACGCCTACGAGTTCCTCATGGCGCGCCGCGAAAGCGCCGCCACTGCAGAGAACGTTGTGGAGTTCGGCTTGGCTCTGAAGCGCCGGCAATCTGAGGGGGGAGGGAACGATGTACAGCCAGGGATCGATCGAAGCACTAGCGGAAATCGTCGCTCGCGCGTCACGCGGAGTGAGGCCAGTTGAGCCGGTAACCACCCCGGCAGCACCCAGGCTCGCCCAACGGACGCAGGCCGACGACGACAACACCAACACTCTGGATCCAGCTACCCGGCGCTCGTGCCTGCGCCGCATCCGCTTTCTTGCGGAGGCCTATGGCCTGCAATGGCTTGTCGACCAGGCCACGTTCGGCCGTGATGGCATCAATGCCATGGACGACACCGAGTTGGCGGACACGCTGCGCAGGATGGAGCACGCCCGGCAATGCGGCCATGACGGCATCCCGTTCGAAGATGCCGGCCTTCTGGTCGACACCAGCCTGAAACTCAACCTCAAGGGGATCGATCATGCGTAGCATCTGCCTCGCCGCAGCACTTGCCGCCCTGACGGCGTGCGCCAGCGCGCCCACTGCCGACCAACAGCGCGTTGCCGACTACGGCGAGCCGATCGCACAAGCCGAGGCCGTGCAGCTCGCCAAAGCATTCCTCGCCACTCGCCTCAAAGACCCCTATTCCGCCGTCTACCAGTGCGGGCAGCCCACGAAGGGCTACACCGAAGCAGCACCTCTGTTCGGCCAGAAAATGCAGTTTGGGTACCTGCTCGACTGCGCGATAAACTCCAAGAACAGCTTCGGCGCCTTCACCGGCGCCAAGCCGTACCAGTTCCTCATCCGGAACGGAAGCATTGTGTCGGCGCGCGGCCAGGAATGCCTGTCCGGCGGCGGGTGCTACATGGCACCGCTGCAGTAACCCGCGACCACCTCGACGGTCGCTCAGCGGCCCACCCACAGAATTTAGCTGTCAGCTATTGACACGATGATTTAGCCATGCGCTAAATTCCCCCGCCAGCCCACCAGCTGGCGGGCGACCGGCGGGTCGCCGCCGGTCCCTCCCCCGACCGGTTGACGGGCTCCCCCTGCCCCTCGTGACCCGCCGGCGCCCTCCTTTCACCAGGAGAGCGCCATGTTCGACTCCCGCACCCCGCCGGACACCGAATCGCCCCCGCTGCCCCACGCTGCCGCCCGCTGCGTGCGCGCCTGCAGCTGCGCCGACCATGCCAGCGCCGAGCGCCTGCGCGCCCGCAGCAGCGGCGAGAACGGCCGCGCCCGCAAGCGCCGCGCTGCCCGCCTGAAGCGCCAGGCCGCAGCTGGCGAGGCCAACGCCATCGCCTTGGCCGGGGAGGCGCGCTGATGGCCGCCCTCCGCGAAATCACCCTGCCGATGGCCCACGGCATGGAGCTGCAGCTACTCCTGGGCACCGTGCTGTGCGCCTACGTGCGCCCGGCCGGCACCCACCGCATCGCCGCGCCACTGGTGAGCCTGGGCGGCCACGACACCCGCGTACGCCGCCCCTTCGACGACAGCATCGTCATCGGCACCGCCAGCATCACCCTGCTGGCGACCCACGCCGACGACGCCTGCCGCTGGCTGGCCGCGCACGGCGCCCAAGTCGAGGACGACCGCGACGACGTCGCCGAGGCGGTGCACTGATGGCCGCCATCATCCACCTGCCCGCCGACGTCGCCCGGTTCCACGCCGGCCTGGACGCCGTGCGCCACCGCGCCCGCGAAGTGGGCGCCACGCCGGAGCGCCGCCGGCTGGCGATGCAGACCCTGCTCGCCGAGATGCGGGCCGGCCGCTCCTCCGGCGCCGCCGTCGCCCTGGCCAACAGCGCCATGGCCGGCCGCCCGCTGCCGCAGCAGCAGGGCGGTGCCGCGTGATCGCCGAATCCCGCCGCGAGGTGCGCCGCCGCACCCGCGTACGCGTGCACATCGACACCGCCGTGTACGAGGCACTGAAGCTGGCCGCCCGCACGCGCGGCGAGAGCCTGGACGCCACCCTGCGCCGCGCCCTGGCGCAGTACGTCGCCGCGCACGGTGCCGCGGCGGAGACGCCGGCATGCAGCTGACCCACATCCCCACCGGCCACGGCGGCGCCGTGCTGTGCCTGCAGGTCCACCGCGATGACGTCTGGGCCGGCCTGTACGCCACCCGCGCCTGCGGCGCCCCGCAGGAGATCGGCATCGCCGCGCGCCGCACCGGCGCCCAACGCGATGGCCAGCACCTGGTCGTCGGCGGACAGGCCTTCCCCTTCCACCGCACCCAGCTGCGCCGCGCCATCGCATGGCTCGACCGCCACGGCGTGCGCACCCGCGAGGCACGGGCATGAGCGAACTCACCGCCACCGTCGACGAACGCGCCGCCGCAGCCCAGGCCGCGCACGAGTACGCCTGGAAGATGCAGCGCCAGGCCGACCGCGAGGGCCGCTGGATCGATGCCGCCTTCTGGGCCGAGACCTGCGAGTCCTGCCTCGAAGAGCTGACCGAGGACGTGGCCGCCATGCGCGCCGGCGTGGACCGCCAGCACTGGGGCGCGCACGGCGACGGCATCCTCCGCGCCAATGCGGACCTGGCCAGCGAATCCGCCTACTACCCGCCCGCGCGGGAGGTGGCCTGATGCGCCAGGAAGCCATCCCGCTGCCGCCCGACGTGCCGACCTGCGTCGCCGACCACCATCCGCACCTGGTGCGCACCTACGGCACGCCGCGCGGCGCAAACGTGGGTGCGCCGACGCCGCTGGTGATGTTCCACATCGAATGCTGCCGCTGCCAGGTGGCCACCGTGCCGCACCCCAGCCTCGCCATCACCGAGGCCCGCTGGACCGATCCCGCCGGCACCTACCGCATCCCGCTGTCCCACCTGACCCGCGCCCGCGAGCAGTTCGCCGCGGCGGCGCTGGCCGCCTGATCGAGGCCACCATGCACCTGCAACCCATGATGCGCGCCGCGCTGGTCGCGGCCTACAACACGCCCACCCGCACGCTCAGGCGCGGCCCCGGCGGCTACGTCGCCTTCGGCACGCCCATCCGCCAGAGCGGCCCGGCAACCTGCCAGGCGTTCACCCGACGCACCGTCAACCGCCTGGACGAGGCCGGACTGGTGACGCTGGACGACCCCATGTTCCCCACCACCGTCGCGCTCAACGAGCGCGGCGTAGCAGAGGCGGCGCAGTTGGTCGCGACCGCGAAGGCCAAGGCGGGTGCAGCTTGAACGGCCTTCGCGATGCGGCGCTCTCGCTGCGGACGATCGCCGATCTCGCCGGCGGCACCGCGCACCTGATGACGATCGATGAAATCCGGGGATACGCCAACAGCCGGGCGACCGTTGCCGAGGAGATTCTCGCAGGCGGCCCCACCGACAGCCGGTCGATTCTGGCCGACGTGATGGCCGAGTTGGCGCGCGCGACCGCGAAATTCCCGACCTGGCCGACCGACCCGCTGCACGCAGTAGCCGTCCTGGGCGAGGAATCCGGTGAGCTGACCCGTGCGGTGATGCAGGCCGTCTATGAACCCCACAAGGGCGGTCGGGAACAGGTGCGCGAAGAGGCGGTCCAGACCGCCGCGATGGCACTCCGGTTCCTGATGAGCCTGGACGAGTACGAGTACGCCCCGGGCGTGCAGCACGAGCAACTGGAGCTGTCTCTGTGAAAGAGCAGCTCCCGCCCATCTCCATTCACCTGGCCTCCGTGCGCGCGAAAGATCGCGAGCGCGATGCTCTGCAGGCCGACGTCGACGCGTTCCTGGCAAAGCGCGGCAACAAGGTCCAGCGACTGCCCACGCAGCTCGGCGTGCGCCCGGAACCGACCTACCGCCAGCTCAATGACGCCATGGCCGCAAGCAGCCTGGCGGCTGCCAACAAGCGGCGACGGCGACCGGCGGCCGAGCAATGACACCACGGCCCCCACGGCCGGACCGCCAGATGCAACGCCGCCTTCGCCGCGCCGACGCACTCCTCCGAGAAGCCGAGCGCTTCCTGCACGACCTCCCCGACCACCAATGCCCGACGGACCTGCTGGCGCGGATCCGTCTCCACCTCGCCGCCGCTTCCCCGCCCGCCAGCTCGGCCGGGCCATCACCCTGAGGATCCACCCCCGATGCACGACTCCCTCATCGTCCACGGCCCGCCGGGCTGCGGCAAAACCCTCAACGCCGTGAGCATCGCCCGCCACTTCGGCCTGGCCCGCATCCTCGACGACCAGGACCCGGCCGCCCTGCCACCCGGCATCTCCACCGACACGCTCATCCTCACCCGCGTCAACCTGCGCGGCCGCACCGAAGTGGCCGGCTGCCGCGTGCTGCCCTACCGCGAGGCCGCCACCCAGGCCGGCGTGTTCAACCCCATCGACCAGTCCGATACGGAGTAACCGCCCATGTCCAACATCCAGCACATCCCGCTGGCGCAGCTGCGCATTTCCCCGCGCAACGCCCGCAAGACCGGCGGCCTGGCCATCGATGACCTCGCCGCCAGCATCGCCGCCGAAGGCCTGTTGCAGAACCTGGTCGTCACCGCCGCCAACGATGGCCACTACGACGTCGAGGCCGGCGGCCGCCGCCTACGCGCCCTGCAACTGCTGCAATCCGAGGACCGCTTGCCCGATGCGCTGGCCAGCGTGCCCTGCCACGTCGTGTCCGACGACGTCGCCGGCGAAGCCAGCCTGGCCGAGAACGCCATCCGCGAGGCCATGCATCCCGCCGACCAGTTCGATGCGTTCAAGGCCCTGGTCGACGCCGGCCGGCGCATCAGCGAGGTCGCCGCACGCTTCGGCGTCTCGGAACTGTTCGTCAAGCAACGCCTGCGGCTGGCACGCGTGCGCCCCGAGTTCCTGGACATGTACAAGGCTGACGAGATCACGCTCGACCAGCTGCAGGCGCTGGCCACCACCGACAACCACGAGATCCAGCGCCAAGCCTGGCACACCGCCCGCGAGTGGGAGCGCGACCCGCGCAGTCTGCGCAACTTCATCACCCGGGAGCGCGTGTCCAGCACCAGCGTGCGCGCTACCTTCGTCGGCCTGCACGCCTACCAGGCGGCCGGCGGCGAGCTGGTCCAGGACCTGTTCAGCAGCCAGTGCTGGCTGTCCGATCCGCAACTGCTCGACCGCCTCGCCCTGGAGAAGCTGCAGGCCAAGGCCGAAGCCCTGCGCGCCGAGGGCTGGTCCTGGGTGGACCCGGTGCTGAGCATCGACCACGCCACGCTCAACGAACACCGCGCCCTGCCAGAGCCCGAGAACGCCCCCACGGTCTACGCCAACCCGTCGCATGAGGCGCGCGTCGCGGAGATCGAGGCGCGCCTCCGGGAGATCGACGACATCGATGAGGACGATCTCGACGACGAACAAGCCGACACCCTCACCAGCGAGCGGTGCAACCTGGAAGATGAGCTCAACGACATCTACGCCGAAGCGACCGTTGAATGGCCGGCCGCGCTCAAGTCCATCTCGGGCGTGATCGTCACCATCGACCATTCCGGGCAGTTCGATCTGTACTACGGCCGCCTCCAGCCCGGCCAGAAGATCAGCAAGAGCGGAAGCATCGGCGCGCCGCCGCCCGGCAGCTCGGCCGAGCCGACCAAGCCACCGAAGAAGCCCGAACTGTCCGAAGCCCTGCGCATCGTGCTGTCTGGCCACCGCAGTGCCGCCGCCGCCGTGCAGTTGGCCAAGGATCCCACCCTCGCCCACTGCGTACTGCTGGAGCAACTGCTGATCTCGCACTGGCCGGTCCGCTACGGCAACAACGGCCTGTTCGTCTCCATCGAACGCGACTCCGGAACCATGCTCCGGGCTGTGGGCGGCGCGGACATCCACAAGGCCCTGCAAGCCGCGTTGGCCGAGCGCACCGCCATCATCAAGCAGGTGCCGCAGAAGGGCACGCTCGATTTCCTGCTCAAGCAGACCGACGCCTGGCGCCTGGAGCTGCAGGCCGCGCTGGTCGCCGCCCATTTCAGCGGTATCAGCGGCAGCGAGCAGGGCCATGCCGGCGTGGACGCCATCCACCGCATCACCGGATTCGACATGGCCGACCACTGGACGCCGGCATCCGATGGGTTCCTCGCCCGCATCCACGGAGACCTGGTCACCGAAGCCGTGGTCGAGGCGAAGGGCAAGGCCGAGGCCACCACCCTCACCGGCCTGAAGAAGGCCGATCGCGCCGCCCAGGCCGGCAAACTGCTGGCCGGCACCGGCTGGCTGCCGAAGCTGCTGCGCGGCCCAGGCTACGGCAAGAAGCCGGCGCAGACCGTAGCCAAGGCGGCGCCGAAGAAGGCCACGAAACCAACGGCGACGAAGAAGCCCGCCAAGAAGGCCGCCCCGAAGAAAGCGGCCAAGACTCCCGCCAAGAAGGCCGCCAAGAAGGCCGCCAAGAAGGGAGCGCCCGCATGACCCTGCGCGTCCCGCTCAACCAGGTCACGCCCGACCCCAGGCAGCCGCGGAAGTATTTCCGTGGCTCCGCCCTCTCCGCGCTGGCCACCTCGCTGAAGAAGGCCGGACAGCGCCAGCCCATCACCGTGCGCAAGCGCGAACCCGGCAGCAACCCGCCCTACGAGATCATCGACGGCGAACGCCGCTGGCGCGCCGCCAAGCTGGCCGGCCTGGCCACCGTCCGCATCGAGATCGAGGAGCGTGAGCTGGCCAGCCACGCCGAGCAGCATCTGCTGTCGCTGGCCAGCAACTTCATCCGCGAGGGGCACACCCACATGGAGGTGTCCGAGGCCCTGCAGTACCAGGTCGATGCCGCCATCGCGGCGGGCCAGGATCGGCGCCAGGCCATCCAGGCACTGACCGAGGCCCTCGGCAAATCCGAGACGTGGGTCTACCAGTACCTGCAGATTCAGCAGTTGTGCGCCGAGCTGCAGGAGCGCATGCACCCCGACACGCCCGACGAGAAGCGCCTGCGCTTCGCCGAGGCCGTGGTGCTGTGCACCCTGCCGGTGGCCCAGCAGCGCGCCATCTACCGCGCCCTGCTCAGCTATCCGCCCGGCGCCCGCCTCCAGCAGGCCAAGCGCCTGGTGGCCCAGGCCACCGACACCCCGATTCAGCGGCGGTCCAACAACGTCAAGGTCAGCACCGCCCGATTCGTCGTGCGGGTCGCCGCCGAGATCGAACGCGTGCTGGACTACAAGCAAAGCGATTTCGCCCAGGGCCTACGCGCCGTGCCGGAAGCGGACCGCAAGGCGTTCCGCGACGCGGTGAAGCTGCTGCTGGAGTCGATCGACCGGGCCATGACGGCGAAGCGATGACCGACCTCACCCTCGCCCACCGCCGCCTGATCGAAGCCGTGGCCCAGGCCATCGCCGCGGATTATCTGCGGTCGGAAGCCGCGCGGCGCAACGCATCCGGCCCCGCCCGCCCAAATCACCCCCCGTTGCCGGCCACGGAACAGGCCGCCTAGGATCGCCCGGATGCGCGTCGCCGCCTACGCCCGCTACAGCTCAGACCAACAGCGCGAGGCCAGCCTCGAGGACCAGCTGCGCAACTGCCGCAGCTGGTGCACGCGCCACAACCTGGCGCCGCCCGTCGAGTACACCGACGCAGCGGTCAGCGGCGCGCGGCTCGACCGCGCCGGCTACCAGCGCCTGCTCGCGGAGATCCACCACTACGACGTGCTGCTGGTCGACGACCTCTCCCGCCTCGGCCGCGACAAGGACGAGGTCGGCAAGACCGTCAAGCGCCTCACGTTCTCCGGCGTGCGCCTGGTTGGCGTGTGCGACGGCGTGGACACCCAGCGCCGCGGCCACAAGATCGATGTCGGGTTGCGCGGGCTCATGTCGGAGCTGTACCTGGATGACCTCGCCGACAAGACCCACCGCGGCCTCACCGGCCGCGCGCTCAGCGGCGCCAGCGCCGGCGGCCTGCCCTACGGCTACCGCGTCACCGGCACTGGGCAGCGCGTCATCGATGCCGAGCAGGCGGACGTCGTGCGCCGCATCTACGCCGAGTTCATCGCCGGCCACAGCCCGCGCACCATCGCCGCGCGCCTCAACGCCGAGCACGTGCGCACCGCCCGCGGCAAGACCTGGTGCGGCACCGCCATCTACGGCGATGCGAAGCGCGGCATCGGCATCCTCGCCAACCCCATCTACATCGGCCGGCAGGTGTGGAACCGCAGCCATTGGATCAAGCACCCGGACTCCGGCCGCCGCGTGCGCCAGGAGCGCCCGGAATCGGAGTGGATCACCACCGAGAAGCCCGAGCTGGCCATCATCGACGCCGACACCTGGGCCACCGTGCAGGCGCGCCTGGGCTGCAACCGCAAGGCCAACCCGGATTCCTACCGCAAGGCCGGCCGCCAGCCGCGGCACCTGCTCAGCGGCCTGCTGCGCTGCGAATGCTGCGGCGGCCCGCTCGTCGTGGTCGACCGCTACAACTACGGCTGCAACGTGGCCAAGGACCGCGGCACATGCACCAGCAAGCTGCGCGTCCCGCGCGCGGCGGCCGAGCGCTCGATTCTGGCCGGCATCAAGCGCGACCTGCTCAGCGACGCCGCGTACCAGGTGTTCCAGCGAGCGGTCACGCACGCCCTGCGCGCGGCCGCGCCGGACGACACCGCCATCCGCCGCCGCCTGGCCGATGCCCAGCGCGTGCGCGACAACGTCATGCAGGCCATCCGCGCCGGCATCATCACGCCCGGCACCCGCGCCGAGCTCGAGCGCGCCGAGGCCGAGGTAGCCACCCTGCAGGCCGAACTGGACGCCGCCAAACGCTACGAGCCGGCCCACGTCCTGCCGCGGGCCCGCGAGGTCTGGCAGCGCGCCGTGGCCAACCTCGAGCACCACGCCCGCAACATCCCGGCGGCCAGGGAATCCCTGCGCGAGTTGCTGGGCGAGCGCATCGTGGTGCGCACAAACGAAAACGGCGACCTCGTTGCCGAGATCGCCGCTTCGTCTACTGCATCTGCTGAAACCGCGCAGATAAATGTGGTAGCGGGGGCAGGATTTGAACCTGCGACCTTCGGGTTATGA